AGTTTTTTATATAAGCTTCTTTCTTCTGGTGTTTGCGGCTTACTTATTGCCATACTCAATCCTCCTCAAACAAAAAAAGCCTACCATTAATCTAAGTTAATGGTAGGCTTCATTGTTATTTATATTTAGAAGAAATTTCTTTCAAAATATTAAAATCCTCTATATTTATTTCCTTTGAGATTTCCTTTATTTGCTCCATTAACACTGGCATAGCTTTAACTAAACCTTGAATAGTTCCCATTCCAGAAACTCTAAATTTATTAAAATCATTAATAGCTTCTTTTAAATAATCTACTAATGCACTATATTCAACTTGTGGAATCGCTTGTATAATTAAGCCCATATAATTATTTGACTCAAGATAGTCATATAATTTAAATAAAGAATTTAAACCTCTTTCTTCTAATACAATCTCGGTATAATTTAAGGCTAAAAAGACATTAAACAAAGCGTCAATTTTAGCATAATTTACAAACTCATCATCTTCACAGAAAGTAATTATTGCTTCAATAATCTTTATTTTTTCTGTGGTTGGTAGATATTGACGAACTTTAACTTCTTGATCGCCAATTTTAATTTCTGTATATGTTTCTTTAATTTCCATTTCTTTAATCTTCATTTTACATACTCCTTTTATCTAAAAAATAGGGGTGATATTATATATCACCCCATATTAAGTTCAATTAGTCTTCGAATAACTGAATAGCGTACATTACCTTACCAGTGTTAGGAGATCCTTTTACAACACCAGGGAGCGCGTCCGCAGTAAATGTAAATGTAGATGGATCACCAGTTGGAGACATGGAGAATGTGAACGCAGTTTGAATCTTAGCGTTAGGAACAACGATCATGGCAGGAAGATCCGCACCAGTAGATTGTTCTCTGAATAAAGTTTCACCTTCAATATAGAAATATCCAGCGAATTTATTAACTTCGATAGTTAATTCTTTAACTCCAGATGCTCTAGTTACATAGTAGTCAACTAAAACACTAGCCTTTGTTGTAACAGTAGACCCAGCAGCTAAGTTGAATGTAACAGTTTCAGCAGTTGCAGCAGATGCCGCAGCTCCTAATCTTTCAGTAATGTAACCATAAGCATCAACTACAAAACCATAAATATCAGTAGCAACTAAAGTTTCACCAATTCCAATGTCATCACTAATATCTGCAACTAATTTATCTGGTGTACCATCAATAAATGTTGCTACAACAACAGATTTCTTATGAATCTGAATTCTGTCAGTTGCACTTGCTTCGATCACGCCAGCACCTGTTAAGATAGCCATTCCTTCTGGAGAAATTAGAGCATCTTCAAAAGTGAAAGTAATCGTTTTGTCACCTTCCCAAGCGATAAGTCTAGGGTTACCAGCTCCGCCTTGAGCATATACGGTTGTAGCAGTACCTTCGGTAGTAGACATCTTTAAAGTGTCAAAGTAAAGAACTGGCTCTCCAGCACCCCAATTTTGACCTAAAAGACTATTATCGGTAATGGCTTTGGTAGTTTTAAAAACTACATCAACTGCTTCTCTTATACCAAATTTCATGTATTATACCTCCTATAATATTATATTTGTTTAAACCAATCAACTATTTCAATTTGAGCACCAGCTACCAGAGCCCGCAGGCCTTGGTCATACTGTAAATACAGATTATAGCGTTCAAATTTATTATATAACTGATATACTGTTAAATGATTTAATTCTGAAAAACTTTCTTTTACACCTAAGACCGAAATCATATTAGCAAAAAAACTTTTATCTTCATCTTTATCATTTTGATTCATAGCTTGAATTTTATCCTTACTCCGCTTTAACTTGTCGGCAATTTTTTTAGCTTTGTCATTGACAGGTTTAACTTGAGATTCAGCAAAAAACTTTTCAAATAAAAATATTTGAGCAACTATGTCTTTAATCTTATAATATAAATCACTATTAAAAATTAATATATTATCGTCTTCTCTTAAAATCATTTCATATTCTAGAAAATCAATTTTATAATTTTTTAAAATTAGTTTAAATAAATCTAAAAATAATTGTTTAAAATTATCGTCAGTATTTATCAGAAATAATATTATATTATACTCATCTAAATACTTAATGATTTCTAATTCTTCTGATGGTGCATTTATTAAAGACTCTAATATACTTTCTCTTAATTTTTCTATATCAAGATTAAATAAATTTAATAAGGAAAAAAACCTTTCCTCACCCATTAGTGCAATTTCATTTATAGTAGGTTGATGAATTTTGACCCCGTACTCAGCAATTAATATATCAATACCAGACATTAAAGCTAGTAATTCTACTTTATACATCATTAATAACAGAGTAGGCTAATTGATACCCACTATAATCTCCTAAATTTAATAAGTTTGCTCCTATAAAATTCACCTTGCCAATACCATTAAATTTACTTTTGTCAATCATTTTATTTAACTCATGCATTATTTTAAATGGTCTTAACATATAGCTATCCATTATCCACAAATCAATAGGACATAATACATCAATAAAAATAAAATTATCAATATATTCAGGATTTTCTGAATTAGGAGAGAAATTATCAAAAGTAATAACAAGATATGCTCCTTGATTTATTGGAATTTTAATATCAGGAACGATCCTCACATTTTCTTTTGATATTTCATTTAAAATCTCATTATCTGTAATATCGGGTTTAGACAGACAATCTACAGTACCATAATAAAGCATCTTTAAAATGTTTTGATTTGAAAAAATCTTTTCTACTAAAACCTGAAAATCGGATTCTACAGTAGAGAAATTAGCCTGATCTAATCCCATTAATTGTCTAATTGATGCCACCTTTAACTCCCTCCAAACATCGGAATAATTTTAATTTCTTTAGTATATTCCTGTTCATTATATATATATTTAATTGTTGTTAATCCTGTTTTATTTTTTGCTTTAATTTGTAAATTATCGCTATCAGAAGTAACAGTAGTTAAATAATTAGTATCAATTTCCCAAGCACCGTCTAAAGAAACTTGTTCTCCATTAATAATATTAATAAAGCTATAAGTCGCTATATTTAAGGTTTTTAGGGTGGAACTTCCTAATATAAAAGTGTTACTAACAATCTCAGCACTAGTCTCTACTACATTAATTATATATTTATAACTTTTATTAACAGCAGGATAAGAGATGGTTATAATCGCTGTTCCAGTATTATTGAAAGTAATTACTCCATTGGTATTAATACAATTACTTACTTTAATTAAATAATTTAAATCTTGAATTTCATCATTTTTAAATAATACTGGGTTTAATGCGATAGTTTTATCAACTTCAATTTCTTCAATATTGTCTAAAGCAGAAGTAAAAGTAAATATAACTTCAACATTACCATTCGCTAAAGTTGCAGTATCTAAATCTCTGTTAAGTGCGGTTTCCTTGACATATAATTTTAATATATTAGTATTGGAAATATTATCAACAACTTCTATAATCCATTTTTTACCACCAATGATAATTTCATCATATCTTTTTAATAATTCAACGCCTTTTGTTTTCTTAGGCATCATAATAAATAAAGAATCAGAAAATAAGTCATAAGTTATTGAATTTTTTACACCGTCTTCAATAGTTTTTTCTGCGGATGTTTCAGCGACAACCCATTGTTTATAAATAGTCCCAGTGTTTAAATCTTTCCATTCAAGTTGATAATTAACTTTATTAATAAATCCTTGGAAAACCGCTTTTTCAGTAGTCGTCTGTTCTGTAATCAGCCATCTACTATTATCTCGTTCCCAAAAAATTATATCACCAACCGCACACTCATTGTCTAATAGAGTTGAAAAAATTTTTCTTTCATTATCTTGTAGTTTCTGACTATTAGTGCCAGAAATTAAAGCTAAAAAATCTGAATTGTTTTGATTATATACTGTTTCCGCATTATAACTACTATTTAAAGCTCGTTTAAAAGTTTTTACTTTATCAGCTATCAATTTTTCTTGCGGAATTTTAGTAGAAGTGTTTAATCGTTCTTGGAATAAATCATAATTATCCATATTTTCACACTCCTTACTTAATTAAGTTAGTACATTCTAAAACAATTTTTCTATAATTATAGAATTCATCATCACACTTTAAACTTTTTAAACTTTGTAATTTACTTAAAATCCTTATCATTAAAACTTCATCTATTTGTTCAAACAAATTTGTAAAACCATGAATTTCTAAAATACAAGAATCTAAATATTTCTCCCAATCTTTTCCTTCTTCTCTAATGGGTAGAAGTTTATAAATTGTATTTATTAAATATTTTTTATAATCTTTTTCAGCGGATTCTGAGAATTCCATTCCATATCTAGTTTGCATTTTTACCTCCTAATCCACTATAATTTGAAACCATATATCCATTAGAATCTAATTTTCGTCTTTTATAAAGCCTTTGAATTTTTTTACATTCTTTTTGGTATTCAGTTTTCAAATTAATTAGTTTCGCTAAATGATTAGCTTGAGAGGTAAATTCAAAATCTTGAGAGCTGTATCTCTGCCTAGTCACATCCACTGTGGCCAATTGACGAGTAATCCATTCTGAAATCATTAAATATACGATAATATTAATTTCTTCTAAATCTAAAATGAAATTAAATTGACTCAATTCTTCATCAAAATCATATAATTTAAATCGTGGAAATTCAAATTTTGTAATACTAGCCAATAAAATATTATGAATATCTGCATATGTATCTTCAGAGCTCCACTCTAAATACATATCATCAGTAACTAGATTAAAAAAAGCATCATAAATAGTTTGGAATGGAGTTACGCCTGAATATCTTTCTGTTTCAGTCATTTTGACTCCCCTCTCTAGTTATCTTTAGGTTCAACCACCTTATATTTTGAAGGAGTAACTATTTTTACAGGCTCAGATCTTCTTGGAGTAATTACTTCTTCTTCTACACTTTCATCAATTTCGGCATTTTTAATAATACTCATTAAATCAATATTAAATTTCTTATTAATGGCCTCAACCTTCGCAGTAGTATCTGGTTTATTTTTGATAGCCATAGACTTAATCATAAACAAAACACCTTCTGGAGCATAATCAAGAGCATCCATCAATTGCTCATTTGTGCCCTTGTGTAAAAGATAGTCAACTTCAACTTCACCATAGTCATATTCAGGTGGTAATTCATAATCATAAAGTAAAGCTTTTGCTTCTTCATCTTCAATGATTAAATATTTATCTAATAAAACTTTTCCACCTCTAACAGTTTTTAATTCAATCAATTCATCAATAGGAATATTGATAATATCACCCGGTCTATTCCAGGTTCTTGATATCCTTAAAGTATCAATTTTATAAACTACTTTTCCTCTGGATCTGCTTTTAACAGCTACTTTTCTTGTTAAATCGGTCATTTTAATATCCTCCTTTAATTCTAAAAAAAATTCGGGAGGAGGCTATCCTCCTCCCAATTATCATTTATCTTACAGTAATTTAGTATCTTGGAAGATACAGATGTCATTGTTAGCAACAATACCAACACCGAACTTTTTGTAAGCTTGGATTTCTCTAGATCTATCTTTGTTTACATATTCATCAATGATAGTTTCGCCTTCAAGAGCAATCTTAACTGGCATTTCATTTTCATTAGTAGGAATAATATAAGCAAATTCGACATTTAGAACTGGAGTAGTGTTTGTTTCGTCAGTGTAAGTCTGAGGAAGAACAATAACTCTAGTTCCTTTGTACATTCCAAGATATCCTTGGTTGTACATCATATCTGCAATATTACTAGAAATCCAACCACTTGCAGGAAGTAAATTTGCGTTAGCGAACTCTAAACTGGTATAAATAACAGGAGTTCCATAAGCTCTAGAAATTGTAAGTAATTCATCGAAAGCAGCACCATCAAAAGTACCATCGACTGCGTTAGCACCAGGAATTTGATTAATCAATCCTTCAAGAGCAGTAGCAATTTCTACATAAACTGCATCATTCAAACCTTCGATAATAACATCGATTAAGGTTGGGAAATCTACAACGCCATCAAGGAATTCTTCCAGACCAATCTGTGCAGCTCCTCCGAAAGCAGTAGTATCAATTTCATAGAAGGACTTATCAAGTTTGAAAACTTCATAAATACCAGCTAATCCAACTTTTGTAATGAACTGTTTAGCTCTTTGTCTACCAGCTCTTTTTACGAACTGAGGTTTGTTACCTTGTCCATATTGCTTAATTTCAGCGAACTGGCCATAAGCTTCATTAATCTTTTTAGGAAGAACGTCGTCAATGACCTCCTGCATAATTTCAAAGATGTCATTCTTATTTCTTCTATAGTCATTGTAAGTTCCAGCTAATGCTTGGAATTGATCTCTTAATGTACTATTAAGCTCATCAAAGCTATAGTTTTTTTCTTCAAATTTAAAGGCCACTGGGGACTTTTTATCTGCTTTTGCAACCTGCTTAGCAAGAATTACAAGATCTTGTTTATTTAAGTTCATATTTTTATCTCCTTTCTAAAGAATTATTTTTACAGATCAGCAACAACAGCATCAGGAAGTCTCATGAACTTACCAGCTACTTGGCCATCAGGTAAAGTATATTTTTTTACTAACTGCCATACCATTTCACCATCAACAGGTGTAGTATTTTCGGTAAGAATACCAGTAGCTCCAACTGTAAATAAAGTTCCAACAGTTAAAGTATCAGCAACAGTAGTGTCTACTAAATTAGTAGTAAAGATATCACCAACATTAGTTTTGAAAACTCTAGGATAGATTTTTCCACCAACCGCATTTGCAGTCTCAAGTCTAAAATCTTTGTAACTTTGTCTAGCTTTGTCATATAACTTAACTTCGTTATATACAAGCATCCATTCACCCTCACCAACGAAATCAACAACGCCATCAGCATAATTGTACTTTACAAAAGTACCATTTTCTAATTCAGTGATGGTTCCAACGGCAGGTAACTGTGCATAAATTTGTCCAGTTCTTTGAGCGGATAAGTGATTAGGTTCAACCTGACCATATCCAATTTTTGTTAAAAGTGCCATATTTTTTCCTCCTTATGAATATATATTAATAATTTATTTGCTACTAACTCTGGCGTCAACTGCTTTTAACCATTCAGGCATTTCCTGATAAGTTTTTTCATGTTGAACACTTGGAGTAAAGATATCATTTTCTTTGCTAGCGATTACACTAAAGTTGATTCCCTTTTTAAACGCAATAGCAGATAATTTTTCTTCCAGTTCTACTACAGAATAGTTATTTAAATTTGCTTTAAATTCAGTGATAACTTCTTCTCCTAAAACTTCAAATTTTTCACAAATTTGTTCTTTCTGATAATTTTCAGCTGTCTGTTTTTCAGCAACTAAAATATCATAATTAGTCTTTAACAACTCATATTCAGCGTTAAGTGCTTCATATTTATCTTCTAGAAGTTTAAAATCATTTTCTAAAGAACTTTCTTCTTCTTCAACGATTGTTTCTTCTTGAGTAAACTCTTCAACAACTTCCTCAGTTTCAACTGTGGTTTCTTCTGTAGCTTCAAACTCAGCATCAGTTGTAACTTCTTCAGTTTGTACCTCTTCAGTTTCAACAGTCTCTTCTGCTGTTTCTTCTGTAAATTCAGTTTCTGTTGTTTCTTCAATAGTTTCTTCTTGAGTCTCAACGAAATCTTTTTCTACATCAGTGATTTTGTCTTCAATTTCCACTTCCGCACTACCTCCTTCTTCAGAATTTTTATCAAGAACTTTATTAAGTTCTAACATAAAATTAGCAAATTCTCTCTCAAATTCATTTTTCTTTAATGAATATAAGATTTCAGGCTTACCAACAGAAGCACCTTCAAAACAAGGTTCAACATCATCACCTAAAATGCACAAAGCAGAAATACTTGCCTCATTGAATATGAAAAATTCTTCATTATCATTTTCAAAAAATGCCCAATCTCCGACAATACTTTCTGGAAAAAATTCCATCGATTGTCCTTTACTATCTTCTAGGACTTTATTTAAGTGCGGGTAACGTCCAGTCCATAGAAATCCTTTACAAACTAGATATTCTCTTTCTGTGCCATTACTGTCAATAAACTTTTTCCAAACAATTGGTTCTGTTTGTGATACCGCTCCAAAAGGAACTGTCTTTCTAATAAATTTAATACCATCTCTATTGATGATTAATTCTTCACCATGATCTTCATAATCATCTATTTGTTCATTATAAAATGCAACAATAGGTGTTCTTGGTAAAGAATTTGCAATTTGATTGCCAACAGCTTTAGAAATATAACTACCATTTCTGTTTTTACCAGTATAAAAAACTTTGATTTCACAATCAGAAATAAAATCATTTATAGGTTCTACATTAATAATTTCAAAATCTAAGCTACTGGGAATTTCCCTTTTTATCATTTATTTCATCACTCCTAACTTTGACTTTCTCTATTTTGAATAGTTTTTTCTGCTAATTCACCTTCATCTTTCGCTGGGGCTCCGACTTTTCCAGTTGATGGTTTATTTGATTGGGTGTTGCTTGACTGAGTTGGAACCATCTTTTCTGATAAATTCAAAATGTCATTTTCATAATCCATTAAGGATAAAAATTCACTTTGACTTACGCCCGAAGCAATAGCTGGTAAAATTTTACTATAACCAGATGCAGCCATCTCTTTATAAGATTTGGTTTTTCTTTCCGCATTATAAATACTTAATTCTGGAAAACTCATTTTAAAAATTACTTTTCCTTTATTAAATAAAAAATCTATAATTTGGTTTAATTTATTTTGATACTGGTTTAGTAAATAAAACATTAAAGCTTCATCATTTAAAATAGATTTTTCTAAAGCAATATTACCATCAGTAGCAAACAACATCTGACTAACACCTGCTTCATTAAAAACTCCTCTTTCAACTTTACTTAAAGAGTCTCTAGTCGCAGTAGCAGAAGTAGAGCTATCTAGATCTAAAATTTCAACTTCAGCAAAAGTAGTTAGAACATCAACATTAACCGCATTTCCTAACATTCTACAAGCATTATTATGCATGTCCATTGCTTCATCAAGGTCAAATACCATTTCACTATTTTTGTCAAGTGGTATTTTTTGAACAATGATTTTTAATAATTCTTGCATTGTTTTCTTTTGGTCAAGTTGTTTTGCCTGTTCTAAATCTAACAAACTAGGAGCAACAGAAGCAAATACAGGAATATCATTATCATAAAAACAGAATTTCATAGCAAACTGCGGGTCACATAAGAACCAAGCTCCGCCATCTTGCTTGTCTGTTGTTAAAACTCCATTTTTATATGCTTGATAATTTTTATTAAATTCTTTAGGGAAATTAGATAAAATAATATCTCTTTGAGCGGCATCTTTGATCTGTTCATCAAAATATTTTACATTAAATTCAACTGCTCTAGTGCCATTATATTTATATCTAGATCGACAATAATCAACTGGAAGTTCTAAAATAGTTCCTCTAGTTTTTGCTTCATTATTAATCATATATCCATAAAAAGCACCATCAATAATTACTTTTAATGAAATTTCATAAAATGTACTTTTAATTAATACATTGTCCATATATTCGATAGCCGCACCTAAATCTTTTTTAACTTTTTTGCTATCATATTTATCTTTTAACATATAAGGATAAATCATCCAATCATAAGTTAAAATACCTGCTAAATATTGAACAAATCTTGAATACATACCACTTAAAGAAAAATAGTAGTTTGACATTTCTCTTAGAAATCTTACGTTTTCATTTTCTAATGCTCTTACAATAGCTTCTTTATCAGCAAATGTGTTTTTATATTTAGATTTTTTGAATTTATCTAATTCCAAAACCGCATCTTCAATAACATCGATTCCTCGGACCATCTTTGCAAAATTAATTTTTTCACTTTTGTGGCCTTCTATATTATGCTGTCTTATTGGAATCACCTCCTCGCTAAATTCTTAATTCCTCAGCTCTATTAAATAGATAATCATAATTTAATTTTTCATAATCCCAAAATGGAACTGTGACTAATGGATAATTTTTTCTCATACAAAATTCTCTTTTTTTAGAATCATTGTACTTTTGACGTTGTAAATGCATTGGACCACCAAAATGATCAACGCTAGTGTAATGCTGTTCTCCTTGAAATTCAATTAAGAAATCTATATTACCATCATCGTCAAAAACTACGAAATCAAAACGCAAGGGTCTACCATTAGAACTTACTAATTCTGGAAAAATGTATTCTTGTTCAAATTTGATTTGATTCATCATTAAAATATCTTTAATTTTTAATTCGCCTCTACTTGCTATTTTAATCACTTCCTTACTTAGACGGTGAGTAGAACATGAAATCTCCAACTCTACTTCGTTTCTTCTTTTTAGATTGATCTTCTAAAATCTTAATATAATATAATCCATATTCGAAAGCAGAAAATTTATCTCGTTTTATCTTCTTATTAACAGATTCTAAAATTAAGAATTTACCTTCACGCTTTTCTTTTAAATTTAACATCTCTTCTCTTAGAATGGAAGTTAAAGTAAATGGTTTTAAGTAATTTGCCCTTTGAGCTGCAGAAGCTGCCGCACCAACTTTTGTGGCTAAGAATTTTGCTTTCGCAGCTCTCTCATCCATCAACAGCCGCACTTTACCCGAACTCATTTGACTTAAAACATTTGTATGAGCTTCAGTATTAATTTCAGAGTTAGCTTTTATAATGTAAACCGCATCTCTTTCTGTTTCTGGAGTAATAAACTTTTTATAAATTCCATCAGTATCATTAATAATACCAAATGGTGGATAAGTTTCTTTAGTATTTTCATCAGTAGATTGAGTAACCATATAGTCTATTAAACCGATACCAAGTCCATTACCATCTATTACCACAGCTTTTGGATTATATTTATAATATAAACCTTTAATTTTTAAAGCCTGAATACCAAAATGCTCTTCATCAAAAGTATAAACATTTACTAAATTTTTATATGCTAAACCTTTGACTTGCGGCACTACTTTAAATACCATTACTACAGACTGACATCCAATACGTCCAACGTCAACTGAAAGTACATAATAGCTTTTAATAGTAGACCTTCCACTAAATTCATATTCTGGTTGTTTTAAAACTCGATATTTATCAAATAAATCAGGACTAAAGAACGCATCTTCAACGCTACCAGACCATTCTGATTCATATTCTCTTGAGAACGATGTTTCATTAAAAGTTCCGTCCATCTTTAAATCTCGTACGAAATTTTTATCTAAAAGTTTGTGCATACATTATATTCTAGTTAGTTCGCAATACTAACTACGTTCTCTTATGAACTGCTATATATCACTATATAGATTAGACTATATCACTACCTACTTGAGGTAACTCCCATTTCGATTTAAGGGATTCTCACCCACGCCATTTGCTTGCGCCCTACTCCTATTGGCAATTTTCATGCCCATTTCAAGGATAGTCGTTGAACCTTCCTTATTCTAAATAAATAAGGCTTGGCTTAGAGTTGTCTATAAACTCAACTGTATAGCCTTGGTATGTTTTTCTTTTACCACTATACATTTCACTAATTCTTCTTGGGTCAATAATATTCTTTAATTCCGATGAAGAAATAAATAAATATTCTTGATTATCTTTTTTCAGTAATTTTAATTTTAATCTTAAAGGTAGGTCATTTATACTGTATTCATCTGCGTATCTAAATATAAAATTTTTAACACTTATCTGTTTACCATGCAAACAGTCTGAAATTTGTCTTTGGTCGAATTCTTCAAACTTTCTACAAAAAGTATTAATACAATAAAAATGATATTCAATATTATTTCTTATATCGTAACCAATAATTTCCTTTTTATTACTTTTTGGATGTAATTTTCCTATTTCTGTAGTACGTCCACCGGTTCCGCCTTCAGCCAAGTTGTAGTACATATTATTATTATTTGCATTATATAATTTAATATAAAATCTTTCTTTTTCATTTAATTCTTCTTCGGTTTCACAGTTACAAAGAATTATTCTTTTGAAATTTTCTTTTCTATATTTATTAATTGCTATTTGCAATAATACACCACTACCTAAATAGTCTTGCCATCCATCAATATATTGTTTTTTTCCAATATATTTTTTCCCATTAATTAAATTAGTAGTCTCATAAATAAATCCATACATATTTTATTCCTCCTTTATATAAATTGGAATTTACATGTATTAAATTTACTTGTTTTGTCCATAGATTTTCTCTAAATTAAAGAGTTTATTCGAAATACATTGCTGTATTAAGCCGCTATTTCACAAACGGGTATACGCCAACTTCCACCAAAAACAAATGATGCTTCTGGTTTAACGATCTGCCAAATAAGTAATTGTAATAACTTATCATAAGCAAATGTACCCTTGTATCCAGCTGTTGTTCCTTTGTGTTACGAAAAGAATCGTTACTTCTTTCCTTCTTTAGATTTCTCTAAAGAGCAGACTATATCTTCACCCTATTAAGGGGCCCACCACTTCGGATCACTTGATCCTACTCTCTCTCGAGATAGTCGTTGAACCTTCTCCTATTCGGAGCTTGGCTGCTGATTACCCAATCTTTATAATTTTTAAACATTCACACTTGATTATATTTCATATCTATGTTGTAGTTTATAAAGCTCTAAGGGCTTTCCAGCAATTCAATGGGTTTCAACTATTAATTACTTAATAGCGATGCTAAT